AGACTTATACTTGGGGATTAGAAAAATATACTGGTACTAATAAGTCAGTAATGAATTATCGTTATTTTGAAAATGAATTTGAAATGCTTAAAGATTGGATGAAATGGTTCAATAAGCAGCATTTTGATATTATAAGTGGATGGAATAGTGCATTGTTTGATATTCCTTATATCATCAACAGAATTCATGTTCTTGAGAAAATGTTTGATGTTAAAACTAATCTTGATTCTGAACTATCTCCTCTTGGCCGTAAATGCAAATGTAAAGATAAGACAGAAGTAAAAACTGGAAGAAAAATTGGAGAGACATATGAAATACCTGGGTTAATCTCCATAGATTATATGGAACTTTATAAGAAATTTTCTAGGCGTGGAAATTTGCCATCTTATAAATTGGATTATGTAGGAAATCTTGAGCTTAATATAGGAAAACTTGAATACGAAGGACAAATAAATCAAGTTTATAGAGATAATTGGAATAGATATGTAGAATATAATATTCAAGATGTAAATCTTCTTGTTAATATAGAAAATAAAATGAAGATTTTTGATCTTACAATTTCTTTTGCTTACGATTGTATCATAAACTTGGATCGTGTGTTTTCTATGATTGCTACTGTTGAAGGGTTCATTTTAAAATATCTTCATAATAATAGCAGAGTTATGAATGATAAAAATTCCGCAAAAGTTGATTGGTGGCATGAAGAAAGAATGTTTATAGTTAAAGAAAAAGACGGAAATACAACTTATCAAAATTGTGAATGGGAAAAAGGTCTTTATGATTTTGAGCCATTTGCTGTTAAAGCAGGATTTTGCTATGGATTTGCTGGAAGATACAAACATGAAATGAATGGAGATATAGTTTCATCATATCCACATCATATTATGATGTATAATATATCTCCTGAAACATTAGTAATAAAGCCAACGAAAGAACAAATTGAGTCTGGAGAAGTTATAAGATCAGAAATTAATGGTGTTGGATTTAGAAGAACTGATGATGCAATTCTTCCAAGTGTAGTTAAAAAGGTATTTGCTGAACGTGCAATGTATAAGAAACTTAAAAAAGAAGCACATGAAGCTGGAGATTTTGTAAAGGAATTGATTTATGATAATCTTCAACTTGGAAAAAAGGAAATTATTAATTCTGTATATGGTGTAAGTCTTAATTCAAATTTTCATTTATTTAATATAGATTGTGCTCGTTCAATAACCCGTTGTGCTCGTGTAACAATTAGATATATAAAGGCTTATACTAATAAATATTATGTTTCAAGACAAATACTTAAAGATTCTGTTAATTATTTTCCAACAATTAATCTTAGATATAATAATAAAGATCATTGGTATAGAGAAAATGATATGATTAAGGTTCATGATATGCATGGACAAATTTTTGATATGCCAGTAAAAAATTTCGATCCATCATTGTATATGCTTGATGTATAAAATAGAAGTGATTTTAATTGGAGTTTATAATGTTAGTTAAAGTTGATAAAGTTATTCGTAATGATATTGAAAATTCTGAATTACTTAAAGCTGAAAATAGAGAAGGTTGCATAACACAGTGTGATACTGATAGTACTTATGGATGTTTTGATGAATTATACAAAAAGTTTTCATATATGAATGATATGGATTGGTTTTATTGTCTTGAAAAGCAAATGATTGATTTTTGGAATAAAATTCTTGAAATTAAAGCCCGTAAGAATAAAATGCCTCAACTTATAAAATTTGAAAGAGAAAATATGTTTTCATATTTCTTTTCATTTGGTAAAAAGATGTATCTTGGATCTATTGTTGATGCTGAAGGTGAAAGACTGGGATATGAAAATTATCATCAAAAAATTAGAGGTGTAGTTCTTCGTAAAGCTGAGTTTCCTGATTTTTGTAAGGAAAATGCAACGCCATTAGCATTTGATATAGTTACTGGAATATCACAAGAAGAAGCTGAAGACAGAATAAGAAAGTGTTTTACAGAATTTTGTAAGCAACCTATTGATAGAATTTCTTCAAAAAGAGGAATATCAGATTACAAGAAATATGTAACAAGGACAATGGATGATTATTTAAAAAATGGGCTTCAATTTACAAAAGGGCAACCCGCTAATGTAAAAATGGCATTAGCTTATAATTATATTTGTAATAAGTATGAGTTTTCTCTTGAACCTATAACATCAGGTGGAAAATTTAATTATGTTTTTCTTAAGCCAAATAAGTATAATATAGAATCTATAGGATTTATAGGTGCATGGCCGCAAGAATTTAACAAGATATTTGAAATTGATTATGAAACATGTTTTAGAAAATTCTTTTTAGCAATTTTTGAAGAAATGTTTAAAGTTCTTAAATGGATTGGAAGTAAAGATGAAATTTCTTTAAAGAAACTTAAGATAAATAAGTTTATTCGTTAAGGAATATTTGAAAATTTAATTAAGATATTTCCAGTAAATTGACCGCCAGAAATTGGTGAAGAGTACACTAAAATTTTTTGCATACTTGAAAATATGCATTCTTCAATTTGGCGACTTATCATATTCATAATTTCTTTTTGATCTGAAGGCTTTTTAGCCTTTATTTTTTTGTCAAATTTTTTTCCAAATGATTCCCAATTAAGATTAAATTTACAAATTTCTTGAAATAACATTGTAGCAGATTTACAGTCAATTAAAATTTCAGAATTGTTTATACTTCTTGCTATTGTTTGAAAAAAATTTTTCCAAAAATTTTCTCCATCTTTGCACATACTTGTTACATCAGAAAAAGATGGAGAAATCACTTTAAAATTTGAAATAGCTCCGGCATACGATGAAAATGGGCTTGTTGTTGTTCCATTAGTTATAGTTCCAATGCAGTTCCATGTAGGTATCATATTCAGTGTAAATAACTGATTAAGATAAATGCTGCAAGAATTTATAAATGCCGTTTTAAAAAAATCAGTATTTGGAGTTTTAGCTTCAAGCTGTTTTAAAAGTATATCGCCAAATTTCATATTAGGCCTTTACGTTAATGTTATTTCCATTAAGCGGCGCTCCTGTAACGAAACATACAGGCTGTGTACATACTAGCTGTTTTTTAGGATTGTTTCCTAGATTAATATTTCCTTTTACGGCATTTATATTGATGTCCCCTTCAGATATAACATCAACGTTTCCTTTAGTGTTTAGATTTATGTTTCCTACCATATTAACTGACATATTTGGAGTTGTATCTGAGGCTACCATAGAAGAAATTGAAATTGAACCGTCTTTAGAAATACTTATATTAAAACCACTTCTATGAAAAAATTTTGTTTCTCCATTCAATCTATTTAAAGTTAAGCTATCTCCTTGGTCAGTTTCAAAAAGAACCATTGTGTGAGGATATTCTGTAATTCTTTGAAATTTGGTAGATGTTCCTGTTAATGCTCCTATTGTGGCAGCAACAGCTGTGTAAATTGGTTTTTGCACATCTCCTACATCAAAATATCCTCTAACTATTGTTCCAATTTCTGGGACTGTTAATGTGCCATAAGTTGAACCTGTGTATGATGATTCAGGTAATGCCCATGGAAGATTAGATTCTGGTAATTCGTCATAAAATCCAAAAATTCTTATTTTGCATCTTCCAAGTTTCATTGGATCATCATTATTTATTATTTTTCCTGTCCATCTATCTGTTTCTTTTATATTTGATGTTGATGTTCCAATTTGTTTTACCGATATTTTGTCTTCATTAGACAAATTTCTTAAAAAATCATTTATGTTACTCATATATCGTATTTATAAATACAAATATAAAGCGGAGTGCAAAGATGAGTTTAGATTATACAAAAGTTTCGCACGAAGGATTATTGGAAGATTGGGAAAATAGACTCCTTGCTGATGATAGATTTAAGAATTTAAATAAGGCGTCAATTTATCAGATGCTAGTTGAGACAATAGCTGGAATATCTGATATGGCAAATTATTATCTTGGAAGAGTTGCTGAAGAAAATTATTTAGATACTGCTAGATTAGATAGTTCAGTTATAAAGCTTTGTAAAAATCTTGGTTATCAGCCAAAAAGACCAATTCCTGCACAGGCTGAAATTGGAATTGTATTGAATGGCCCACTTCCAAAAGGATTAAAAGTTGGTGACACAATATGGTTCAATGATGCCGATATAAATTTTTCTTTTAATAACTATCAGTTTCTTCTTGATACGTGTTATTCATACACATTAACTCAGTCAGACATAGATTCTGGGTCTTCTGCTACTTGGAAGAAAACAATAATTTTTTCAACTGCTAACAAGAATCAGAATTTCATACAGCTTGATGGCACTACTATAGTAAATACAAAAAATCTTTCTCCAATAAAAGTTTATCAAGGAAGTATAAAAACTGTAGAAATAAATGCAGCTAATAATGTTTCAAAAATTGGTTCTAATTATCAGTTTTATGATGTTGATGATGTAACATTTAGTAATTATTATGGAAAAAGAGATCCTTTTGCCTATATAGATGGAAATTATTCAGCCTCAGGCGGAAAATGTAAAATTGGAATTGCTACAACAGAAAATGAAGCTTTAAATAAAAATTTATGTGATATAGAAACACAATTAGTTGAACTTAATTCTAATTTAGATTCATGGGAATCAACTGATGAAAAACTTAATATATGTTTAGTTACATCTAATCCTGATAAAACTGTTAGAATTTCTTTTGGAAATGGAGAAAATTGTATAGGTGGATTTGACAATAGTGATCAAACATTATATGTTAAATATGTTTCTACTGTTGGAGCACAAGCTAACAAAACAGGAACAACATCTTCAACTTTGTACTGTACAAGTAAAATTTATGCATCAGGAAAAGGATCTGTTACTGATGTAACATCTAATGTGTCATTTATTTTTAATTCTGATATAACTGGTGGAGTAAATTTTGAAAGTCAGAATTCAATGAAAATAAATTCAAAATTATTTTATTCTTCAAATCAAAAACTTATAACATTAACTGATTGGAAATCTTATTTTCTTTCATTGACAGAA